GTTCAAGTATTTCCAGTCAGTTTTGTAGAAATCATAAGATCCACGACGGAATCCAGAGAATCCTAAGTTAAGAGCCATATCCTCACTGTTGTTGAATACCCCATAAGAAGTACCACCAGTCCCATAAGAATTAGCACGTGCTAGCATATTGTCGATAGCCAATGAAGTGCCACGATCTAAGAAAAGCATGTTTTCTTCGATAGCACCTTGCTTATCAAGCTCAGCTAAGATTAAGTCAAACTCAGCAAGACCAGTAAGTCCAGTTGTGTTGTCAAAATCGTGATCGTTGAAAATCAATCCTCGTGACTCGATAGCAGCAAAAAGACCTTCAGTACCACGTACTGTTTGTGAATTTGCGTCTACAATGTCAGTAGAGGCTGTTACTTTTTCAGCTTCTACCATAGTCATTTCAAGATAATCTTCAAAACGAAGACGTGTTTCGTGCTCAGACTTTAGATACCATAGGTAACCAGAAGTTCCAATTTCGCTAGTTACTTCAACCCAGCCGATTTGAGCAGTGTCAGAACCGTTGATTGAATATTTATCTTTTAAGATAATTGGCGAGTTAGAGAATTTTTGGAAACCAGCATCAATTGATCCTTGCATACCAGCTGAACCTTTTCCAAATTCAGATCCATAAACAAATACTTTAAGATCTGGATTTGTTCCAACAGCAACAAAAGAAGACGGCCAAGTATCTGAATCTAATGGATAAGCCTCAATGCTATCAGTAGCTACAGTCTTAACAAAAGCACGAACAGTAACAAACCCATTAGCAACAATGATAGTTTGATTAGCGCGAATTGCGTGTCCAGTAATATTTACCGTATTATCGGTATTAGTATTTACTGTGGCAATTTTAGCGTCGTCATAAGCTACATGTAAACGTCCTTGTTCAGTCCATACAACTTCGTCAGAAGCCATTGGCATTTCAGCTCCTACCATACGCAAGAAAGAAGAGATAGAACGATTTCCGTAACGCTCTACTTCTTTTTCATATACTTCTGGTAAGAATTGCTTAGTAAAATTAAAATCGTTGTCTGCTATAGCTAAATAGTTTTTATCAAACAACGTTTTAGTTGGTGAGGGTGTTAACCCGGCGGGGAATGCTCCCCCAGTTGCAAAACTCATAGTTTTTAAATTTTAATTTGTTATTTTCTAATTTTCACTTTTAAGCGAGAAGAGTCATCACCACTAATTGTTCGCACTTTAAATCCTTTAACATCCTTGACGGGCTCATGAGATTTGCGTGGATCCATATTTACATTTTTGGACCGTGCAATACTATCTTTAAGCGCATCAGCTTTGCCTTGTTCATAAAAGTGATTTGCAATAGCGTCCGCATTCATTGCAGTAAATAATGATTTGTGGTAACCTTTAGCATCTTTCATATTATTTTTTTCATCCAAAAACTTTTTGACGAAATTATTAATATCAGACTGCGTATTCTTTACCTCAGAAGCATCCTTAACATTAAAACGGTATCTTTTATCTCCAACATTATATTCAAAACCTTTGAATTCATTTGTAAATACTTCATCCGTTCTTTTTAAGAACGTCTTTTTTTGTTGCTCAGCAACGCGAGTGACCTCCTCGTTTTCTTTATTATAGCGGTTGAAAAACTCAACTGCCTTTTGCTGGTCAGGCGTTAACTTAGATCCAGCTTTAATTTCTTCGTAATATTTAGACTTTTGATTTTCTAAATGGTTCTTAGCCTGTGCAAGCTCTTCTTTAAACGCTAATTTCTTACGCTTAATGTCGCGCTCTTCATCGATCTCTTCGTCATAATCAAACTTGTCTTCTATAAGAAAACTAATCTCATCGTCTGTAAGATGGGGCTTAGACTGCTTGTAGTATTCAACAAGTAACTGATTTTCAGCTAACTGCGAATAGTCTTGATTTAATCGTACGTAGTCTTCTAAACTGCCTCCAGTATCATTTATAAAATCAACAACTTTTTGAATGTTTTCCGGTAGCTCAATGCCGCTTTCCTGTTGATCAGCAATTGCTTCTTTAACTTCATCGGCCAAATCAGCGGTTTGCTCTTGTACCTCTTCTTCGGTTATTTCTTCAAGAACGGGCTGGTCTTCATTTTGTACGGGCTGCTCTTCTTCGTTGGGCTCCCGTACTTCTTCAACCACTGCTTCGCTACTTTCCTTGTCTTCGGGTTCTCCGACAGTATCATCGCTTGCATTTGTTTCTTGCTCTGGAACGGCATCTTCTTGTTCTTGATTAAAATTTCTTAAGTCAACTCTAATAACACCATCATCTGGCTTTTCTTCAACAGCCGGTGTTGTTTTTTCTACTTGCTGAGGTGTTTCTTCAACAGCCTCAACAACTTTATTTTCTTCTTCGTTCATGATAAAATATTATATAATTATACACTTATTTATATTACCTAGGTTCGAAGGAACCTAAGTCAAAGCCACCTAAGACATCATTGCCCGCTGACTCAAAATTTTTCGGACCTGTGTTATTTTGACGTTGGTCAATAAGATCACTTTGGCGGGTAGCTTGCTTGTCTACTCGCTTGTCTTTACGGTCTTCCTTAAAGCCTTCTTTACTTTTGTAAACTTCAGCTTCCATATTTTTAAGTTGCATGTTCATTTGGAATTCAAGCTGCATTAGCTGCTTTTTAACCTCGGCTTCTTGCATTAATTTTTGTTGTTCAAGCTGAGCTTTAGTTTGTTCCATTTGCATATTCATTTGTATTAATGCTTGCTGCTTTTGCACCTCAGCCTGGGCTGCGACTTGCTGCGCTTGAGCATTAGCTTGGGCTTGTGCCTGAATATTTGCCTGCTGCATTTGCTGGTCTTTTTGTAGTTTCTTTTGTCTACGTATTTTAAGTAATTGATTAGCCAGCTTGATATTTTTAATTTCTCGCAAATCAATAGCGTCACCTAATTCAATAAGACCGGCCGACAGAGCCATCTGAATATTATTTTCAAGTAATTGTTTTTCTTCATCATCAGGAGCTAATTCAATAAATATGCCAAAATCATACAAATGAAGGTTAACCATTTCATCGAGCGTGGCCACATTGTGTACCCCAATACTATGAATAAACGCTTCGCGGGTCGGCGAATATTCAAGTATATCAGATATACGTAAACTTAAGCACTCCGCGGTTTCTGCAGTTAAGAACAATCCCGCTTGCAATATATGGCGGGTTGCTGTGTTTGAATTTGCAGCCGCTAATTTTTGTACCCCAACCAATGCATTCTTATCCGGCATGCTGCCATCTCTTGCTTCGTTTAACCCTGTTACATCCCGGATCATTTGTAAGTAATAATTATAAGCCCCGATAAGAGACTGAATTTTATTATTACCGCTGCCGCTTGCAAGCTCTTGGATTGGCATTTTGCCAGGGTTCATATCGCCTGTTGAGGTGAATGAACGGCCGATAACAGAACCAGTTTGAAAAAACATGTTTAATGCCTCTTGCGGATTATAATTTGTGCCGTTGCCTAAATCAATTTCCGCTAAACCATCAGCATCAAGATAAACCCCGTCGGGTACCATACGGGATAGTACTTGTTGTAGTTTCAAATGTGTTAGCTGAATCATATCAGCAAACCCTTCAATACGGCTAACTAGTGATTCAATACGGCCCTTGTACATACGCGGAGCGACAATACTATAGTTCATTTTAACTTTAGTATAATCACTTTTAGGGCGCATCATATTTTCAGCAAGCTTCCATTCTAATAATGTGTTAGTGCCTAAAACTAGCGCCCCTTCGTATAACACCTCTAATGACCGTGATACTTTTTCAAAATTGCCGTCTAATACGTCTGTGGGCGGATCAAACTGATCGTCTTTAATTAATATTTTTGATCCACCAGTAGCGGTTTCTTTTATTTTATATACTTCATTCATGTATGTTTTATAATTGAAGTATAATATTTGAACAGAGTTTGAGTCAATATTATTTGTCTCATCCATTGTTCTATGATAAAAATCTGTATTTTGAATACCTTGTTTTGTAATGTTCTCTAATTGCTCATTATCTAAATCAGCGAATTGCTTTTTTAATTCATTAATTGGTATAGTTTTAATTTCACCAACATAATAAATATCGTCAAAATACGGAGAATCTGTATATGAATAAATAATGTCAGCAGGATCTACGTACTCAACAGTAACACCTTGCGAAGTAGAAAAATTATTTTTAACGCACGCCATACCAATTGTAACTAAATCGTACATTAATCGCCGACGCGTTAAATCATAATGGTTGCCTTCTAGAATTGTGTTAATAGCTTGTTCTTGAGCAATTTCCGCGGCTTGCTTATAGCTTAGCTGCATGTGCAATTCTAATTCTTCCTTTGAGTCTGGCAACTCCTCTGGAGGATTTTCAAAAAGACTAATGCCCAATGTATCTTGAACGTAATTATTAATGTCTATAGTTGCCATATCCCTAAGTACTGATTCCATATATTCAGTACGTTTGCTCATACCATATGGATCTTGCGAAAATGCTTTTATGTCAAATACGCGGTCTGACATCCCATTAACAACAATATCAACAAACTTAGGTATAATAGGAACAGGCTTCCAGTCTAAATTAAGATATGATAAATCACCATTGATAGATAATTCATCTTTATACTTTTGTATTGATTGTTCACCACGAGCATATAGCCTTCTTCTGTGAAAAGTATTTTGGTTATTATAGTACCGGTTTGTGCCAGAGTCTCTTTTAAACCATTCATGCTCTATAGCTTTGGCCACCTTGAGTCCATACTCTGGTGTAATTTTCTCTAAGTCGCTAGCAATTTGACTAGGAAAATAACTTTTTACAACTGGTTCAGCCATAATTCTCTATTATTTGTGATCTTGCGCCCTTATTATCATAACGGCCTAAATTTATATTTAATGTCTGAGTTTGTCTTTCGCCGACTGGTCTATATAAATGTCTGTTGCATGCCATAATAGCAAGCCCAGAACTTATTGCGGCATCAAATTTTGTTCTATTATTAATATCAAAACGTGCCCAGTCGTTTAAAGTTTGATTAAAATACATACTACCATAAGTATTGTTATCTTTTAATCCAACATGCTTTTCAATATATGATTCAATTGCAGCGGCGTGCGCCTGCTTAATATCTTCACTCGAGTTTGGTATGCCTCCAATTTCTTTTTCAGCTGTTGATAGCTTATTCCAAATTTTATCCGGCCTATTTATTGAATAACCGCGATAGCCTCTGCGCTTTAAATAATATAACAATCTTGGTTTATTATTTTCAGCAAGCAATGGCATTCCATAAAACACCAGCGCCATAAGTACATCTTCAAAAAATATCTCAGCGGTTTGCGGTCGTGCAATATATTCTAAAAAGAATGTATTAGCTGGGGCATTTTCCATACTAAATGTTGTAAGACCGTGTAATGCGCCTTTAGAACCATTACCGCCAACTGTACCTGATATATCATATGAGTCACAACCAAAAGCACCTACGTGGTCATTGCCTGGAAACTTTGTGCCATTTTTAATTACTTGTCTATTTTGCAAAGCTATATCTGGCACCCAACTTATATTAAATCTTCCTTGTGGGTTTGGCGTAAATATAACTTTACTATCCTTTATTCCGTTTTCCCATTGAAAACTTCCTTTAGTAATCGGAGCATTGTGTATACTATCACCGTTATAATCTATTTGTTGATGTATCTTAACTAAATTAAAGATACTATTTTTTGCTTCGTCTCTAAACGCATGCTCTTCTGTACGTGGAAACTGGCGATAAAATTCATTTAAAGCATCAGGATCTCCCTTTAAACCATTTACTTCGTTTTGCCAATAATCAACTACGCCAACTTCAATTAAACTTCCATCCGGCGCTTCAACTGGTTCTTCTGGCGTGTCAAATACAGGTACTCCATAAGTATCAATGAATCCTTCGTAGTTCCATTCCATAGGTATGAACAAAGAATATAATCCCGAGCGAGTCTGTCCGTTGGCGTTTCGTTTAGTAACGTCTGAATCATTGTACAGCTTTTTAAAATTATCACCTCCTTTGTCAAGCGCATTACTGGTTGAACCCATCATACACTTACCTATAATTCTTGACCCTAAACGCAAAGTGGTTTTTGTTACACGCCAGTTGTTTAATATGTTATCAGGTCTTTCCCACTTGCCACTTTCATCGTGAACCAATAGCTTTAGCTTTTCACCATCATAACTATTATCACCCGTATTCTTCCAATCTATAGTAGTATCAAGGCCTTCTAGCTGCTGACGCTGATCTTTTGCTTGGATGGATTTGCGGGTTAGTTTGGATGCTGGGACGCGATATGCTAATTCCGTTTTTGGACGGTCCATACCGTCTTGTATTGGCTTAAAGAAAAATGGGTAGTTAACCGAGATCGGTACAACCTTATCTGTAAACATCTTTTTTGCATCGGCACCAGACTTTGATAATATACCAAATCGGCTATCACTTGATATAGTTGCCATATTTACAACTTCGCCAGATGCCATGAATGAAAAACCAGAACGACGGTTTTTAAGGTAACACATACCGTAACACCTAATATCCGCTTTACAAGCTTCCCAAAATATATAAAATAATCTATTTGCTTCGCGATAATCTGGTTTACCCACATCAATCTTACTCCACTGCAAATACATATAATGCGTTCCAGTTATATAAGTTGGCACATTATTGCTGTAAAACCAATAGCCTTCTTCGCGCCGAGTAAACTCTTCGTCAATATAAGCACCCCAGTTCTCTTTAAACTCATCCGGGTATTCCTTCCAGTCGAATATAGTCTTAATATTTTTAAGCTCCTTAGGATAGTCCTGTGGCGTCCATTTGTTTGTGCCTTTGGTTAAACTCTTAGGCGCTGGCGGCAATGCTATACATAACCCTTGTATTTCATATATATCACCA